TATTTTATCCATCATTTTTTTTATTTATATTTTTAAGAAAATTTTCTTTAAACGTTTCAAAGTTTTTTTGAACTGTATTTTCAAATTCTTCTGGAGTCATTTTTGCTTCCCATGTTTCTAATAATCCATCTGCATTTTGTACATGACTAGTTGATTGAGTATACAGTTGTTTTAATAGTTCTACATCTTGCTCTGCAGACTTCAACCATGCTTTAGCATTTTCCATGATTTTGTTTTGTTCGTATTCTTTGTATTTTCCTTGCTTTTTTAATTCATGTTCCATTTCAATAACGCAATCATAACACATTCCATGTATAGTTCTCATTTTTTTATCTAAATGATTTGGAGATGTACATGTGCATGTTTCCTTAGGACAATTTGGATATGAATTTAAATATTCTCGAACTTCAGC